GCCATCTCTTTGTTATAGTTTGCACTCAGTCTATTAATTTCTTTAACAAGTCTAATGGTATCGTTCTTCATCACATGATAGAAGCTAATGACATCCTCATAATTATCATTAACTACATTGGTGTGATGAGCCAAATGTAACCATATAGCGCCGGCACCAACAAAAGGTTCATAGAAAGTATTAAAACTCTTTGGCTTTAGTTTTTCAACTGTTGGTATTTCTTTTCTTTTGCCACCACTATACTTAAAGAAGGGCTTTAAAGGTTTAATACTCACTAATTGTTCTCCATTAATTTTTTCCCAAAGCGTAGAAATATATCATAATATTCTTTTCTCTCTATGTCAACACCTAAAAGATCAAAAAGGTCTCTTGGGAACATAACATTTACTTTAGAGTTTTTTGCAACCTGTAGTTTACTTTTATGCGGGCAATCTTCTTCATCATAAACAGCCCAGTTAAATAAGCTAGCCTCAACTTGATAATCTGGATATTGACTCTTGCACCACTTTTCAATATGATTAATTTTATTTAATGTTGCTGGTAATTTCTCGGTATCTAGATCGATATTTCCTTTTAGTTCAGAATAGTATATCTTCTTTTTAATGTCACTCTTGAAGAGAAAATCAACATCCTTCTTCTTGCCTCCCTTTCCAATGCCGGCAATAAGACCACTGGGCATATTGCTAAAACCACTGGCACGGTCGACAAACAACATGAAAAACTTTTCAGCAAATCTTCCCATTTTAATACACGTTGATTGCTTTGAGGGTTGGTTTCTCCATAACAACCACTTAACACTTCCAATTGATGTTTGTGTCACTCCATTGGCAACCATACTTTCTAACAAATTGTTTGCTTCCTGTTCAATGCTGCTGTCATATTGAATCATTTTTTTCCTTTCTTTTTATGTTCTTAATATAACAAAGCGGGAATGCTTTGTCAAGACATTCCCGCTTTAAAAATCAAAATAAAATTGCTTTTGCGATTTGTAAAGCTTTTTTTGAACTTTTTTTAGCCCAATAATTTGAAGCCTGACGCGACCCTTCGACTGCTGAAACCCCACTGGGGAGAGTAGTCCAGCTTCGCCATGTAGGGTCTATTCAAGTGAATGACATCTTTGCCTGGCCTGACACCCCAACACTTAATCGTATTGATCTCGCTATTACTATCAATCACCCTGACAATGTAATAATCCTTGTTATTCTTTGTCTTCTTCTTGATGATCTCGCGAGGGATAAACCAAGTCACTTGAAGCTGTTGATCAAACTCGCTAATAGGCGGTATATACAGCTCCTCAAGCCTTCTTAGGGTATTCTCATCCATAACTAAGCTCATTGGAAACACGCCCGTTAAATCGACCAAATATTGAATTTTTTCTTCCTCTGTAAAGTCACCTTCAGGGCGATAAGTCTCAATATTCTCAACAAGATTCTTTTCCTTTCTTGGTCGATCAAGAGCCACCGCAGCATGAAAATGCTTAAGACCATCAAATCGATCATCCATTAGACAATTAAGTGTCTGGCTCCTGACGAGGGCATCGAGCGCTTTCTTATTGAGTTTGCTGTAAATAATTTCCTCATGAAATAAGAATTCTTCAATGGCATGGAAAGGTCGATGCAGCTTTATTTGTTCAATCGCCTTATCACCTAAGCCCTTGATAGATGTAAGTGGTTGAATTAGAGTTTTTCCATCATCAGATATCTCCCACACGGTGCCTGAAGTATTGATATTTAAAGGTTCGATGTTAAAACCATAGCTCTTTGCAATATTAATTGCTCTCTCCTTGCGAGTATCAGGCTCCTTATCAAGGAAAGCAGCCATCCACTCAGCCGGATAATAGTTCAAGAGCCAGGCACACTGATAGGACAGGACACAATAAGAAACCGCATGAGATTTATTAAAGCCATATCCAGAAAAATATTCAAACTTTTCCCACAGCTCTTTGGCTTCGTGCTTTTTCATACCCTTCTCTAGACACCCAGCTTCAAACTTACACCATATCTTATCTTTTTGTTCTTGTACCTCTCCAGTGCCCTTCTTTGTCAAGAGCTTTCGAAGTTTGTTGCCGTCATCCAGTGACAAGTCCTTACCCAACTTGTGTGCCAACATGGCGATCTGTTCTTGAAAAATAAGAAAGCCGTGAGTTTCTTGAGTTACTTCTCTGATTGTTTCGTTAGCATAGTCGACATCCATTGGATTGTGTTTGGCACTAACGTATATCTTATCCACTCCAGCGGAGAGAGGGCCAGGGCGGTATATACTAGTAATAGCAGCCAGATCAATGATATTATCTGGTTTAGCTCTTTTACAAAAGCTTTGAGCGCCTGCTTCTGTGAACTGAAAGATCCCTGCCCATTTTCCATTCTGAAATATATTCTCCCACACTTCTTTATTATCTAATTCCAAAACGTCTGGATGTAAGTTTTCATCGTAATACTTCTTAACATCCTCGAACGATGGCTCTTCAATATCGTGATGCCTTCGCAGCACATGCTTGATTGCATCCTCAAGCATACGTAGTGAGGCAAGACCAAGAATATCAAACTTAATAAAACCCATCGGCTCTAGATGTCGAACATTCTGTCCTTCTGACCATGGAGTTTGCCTAACACCACCGCTGTTAATTAATGGCATCCACTCATCCAAGTTCTCACCAACCACAACACCGCCAGCATGACGAGATGCTGACCTCGTTTGACCGTAGAGAGCATTAACGTGAGTTTTAATATCTGGATACTTTTGAAGGAAAGCCTTGAGGCTTTCTGAATATTTCATTAACTCTTCAAAGGTTGGACTATAAACACCAGCTGTAATTCCATGATCCTTCTTAGCTAAGGGTGTTGCTTCATAGATCATTTTACCTGTTACATTGTTAACCTCTGTAAAAGGAATTTGATAAAACTTTGATATATCCTTTATCAGGGATCGCAGCTGCAGTGTATTCCAGTTTGTAATTGGGACGACCATGTTATCACCCCACTCATCAATTAGTTGTTCCTTCAAGGTCATGGGATCCGCAACGTCATAATCAATATCAGGATATCCGGAACCACCCTTTGTAAGAAACCTTTCAAACTGAAGGCCATACTTGATGGGATCAACTTGCGTTATACCTAGAGCATACGCCACTAATGACCCTGCAGCTGATCCTCGACCAGGACCAACAAGCTGTCGCTTAAGAGCTTTATCTGATATTGCTTTCATCGTTAGAAAGTATTTACTAAATCCACGAGAATCAATGATGCTGACCTCTCTTTCTAAACGTTTGACATACTCTTTATTGTTCGCGAAGCCCAATCTACGAGCACCCTCAATCGACAGTTTTGCCAGGGCAAGTCGGGGAGTTGTATCGGGCGGCACAACAAAATCAGGCAAGCGGACAGTGTTATCAGGCCAAAACTTTTCAATTCTTTCGCTGGCGATTTGATGCGTCCTTTTAATAGATTCTAAAATCAAGTCATCATCATATTCAAAGTCAGTCATCTTCGAATACTTCTTATATGCCTCCCACATTTGATCGCCATTCTTAGGGTATAACTCATAACCAACCTCTTCAACGTCAACGGGCAGCTCCTCTGACATCCACTCTGGGCGCTTGCCTAGCCAGCCTAGTCGCTTGTACAGCTCCCTATCCTTCCAGGCGTCAGGACTGTAGTAGTGACTATCAGCAGTGGAAATTAGCTCTACACCAAACTCTCTATGCATCTCGATGATGTATTGATTAAGTTCATTTTGCTCTGGGACGTTGTTCCATTGCAACTCACCATACCAACGATCACCGAAAATCTGCATCATCTTTGTGGTAACTTGCCTCATGGAGTTCAGAATGGCGTCTCTACCTTGGTCTCTGTTCTCCCAATAACAACCGGCATATACTCCCCCCAAGCATGCACTAGCCGCAATGATGCCTTCGTTGTGTTTACGCAGCATGGCATAATCAACTCTTGGAAATCTATAAAAGTTTTCTTTCTTGTAACTTGAAGAAATCAATTTAAATATATTCTTGAGCCCTGTTGGGTTTTGAGCCAATAGTATTAAATGCCTTCTTCTATTTAGAAGATTTTTGATTTGCTTCTTTGATGCCTCATCTTCAACGGTTGCACCAGACTGAGCGCTCTCGCTTTTCTTCTTAGATTTCTCTTGCTTTTTTACATTATCGTACTCCTCTCTCCAATTTGCAATGGATGGTATAAAGTAAGCCTCAACACCATAAATTGGCTTAAAGTCCTTACCTTCTTTGTGCATCTTCTTAGCATGTAACACCTGGTGGGCTAGACCATTTGCATTGCCGTGATCAGTAAGAGCTAAAGCATCCATACCATTTTTGAAAGCAAAATCCATGTGTTCTTCGGGGTACCCCAAAGCATCAAAGATACTTCCTGCAACTGAATGTGCATGAAGGCCCACAAAAGGGATCTCGGAAACGGTTCTATCTTTAAAGGTCTTCAATGATCCCCTCCAATTCATCCTTGAATTGATTCACGGAAGTCTTAACCTCTGATAATGTGTCTGTTAAAGTTTCAAACAATAGTCTATCAAGAAATATCTCTTGTTCCTTTGTTAAGCTCATAAAGTTAATTGGAAATCCAACATCCTCTTTGACTGAGCTTGGTAAGTTATTGTATATTTTATGCATTCTCATTTTGCCACCCCCAAGTATTCATTTTTTTTAAACATCTTATCACTCGGTCTCATTATTTGCACCCTTTCTTTTGAAGAAATATATTCTGCATAGCTTTCCCAAGAATCAATTTTGAAATACCAATTTAGGTTTGCCACATTCGATTTATCCACTATAGCATTTTTAAATATTTTGTCAAGACTAAAATGCCTAGAGGACCATCTTTCAGAAATCGTCAAACTTTTGTCACCGCCAGTACAAGAATTCTTAACATAGTTAACATAAGACTTATATTCATTTCCATCCATTGAAAAACCTAAATATTCTCCATCCTTAACGGTCAAATTGTTGTGAGATAGAAAAAACGGTTTATTTGTAGATATTTCTTTTCTGTGTTTTTTTACAATCTCTGGTGGATAAACACCATATGGGAAAGATACATAGTACCTGTTTGGTATCATCCACTTACTAATTTTATAGCTAATAATATACGCTGTTAAGGCACCATGCATTATTGACCAACCATAACTATCTCTACGATCACGGTCGCGAGGATGGATTGGGGTGTAAAAAATTGGTATTTGACGACGATGTTCGCTGGGGTATTTAACAAATTTACTCTTTTCTAAGTGATACGGATCTTCAATGTAATCGCCCATCCTGTGCTTTATTAAGGGTTGCATATCATCATTGCAAACAATCCATATCGTTTCACAGCCTGCATATGCACACTCAACTACAGATCTTTCTATAGCTAAATAATTTTTTGCAATTGGCTGCAGACAATCATGCCAAGGAAACTGAAAATCTAATTCTTGACCTGCTACGGGAATAATACCTGCAAGGTGAAAGTTTCTTGTACTTTGTGGGGTTTCATTTACCATATTTTGCAACAATTTCGCCAGCTGACATGTTAATAAATTTAATACTTTTAGAATTCTTGTAGTATACTTTACTGATAGACCTAACCTCTCTGAAATTTGCCTCGATCTTTATTGGAAAACGTTTTTGTTTCCCGTTACCATCAAAGCCGGATTTGGATCCCAATATTCCTTTTTCCCTCATTAATGATTCTATTTTGAACCTTGCCACTGTATCAGAGTAATCAAAATTATTTAATTGTTCATCATCCATGTATGAGATTGATACGAGGTCTTTTAGACCTCTATCACCATCAATTCTTACGGAATTGTAAAAATATACATCTTTTACGAAGTCATCCTCCGTATTGATTACCTCTACATCATGAGAAGCTCCAGATCGCACATTAAACCAGTCCAATACCATATACTTGGGTTCTTCTTTCTTTAGGATTATATTGTCACAAATCACTTTGTCATTGTCAAATATATAACACTTTTTGAAACTAATAATTACTTTATCAGTTTGTTTCAAAAAAAGCGATATTTTCTTTTCTTCAATTCTCAGCGATGTTGCATTTTTGCTAAATGGCGCGAGGCCTTTCATGCTAAGCTCAAAAAGCAACAAAGACCAAATCTCATTTTTTTTTCGGCCAAAAAAATTTGGCAATTCGAAGTTTACGACTTCAAAAGGATACGGAGAATTTGTAGAGGTTACTACTATTGGATATTCATTCAAGTATGAATACAGCACCGCTTCAATGCTGTGCCCAACAACAATGTTGTCGTAATGAAGCTCCATTTAAAAAATACAAATTTGTAATTCAAAATTATATTTTGCTGACACCGTTTGGTAAAACCGTAGTTGGTTTTCTAAGCGCATGGCTTGTTCATCGGGGGCGCCTAGACATGCTTCGTCAATTATAGACATCAGGTTTTCATACATTTGGTTTTGATTCCATGTCAATTCAAACTCCCTACCTCCGGTTTGATTTGCCCAGTGTGCCCAATTACCACTATTGTACGACGTTATAAAAGTATAAAGTTTAAATCTTGTTATTCCAGTTAAAGTATTAGTTATTACTTCTGGTTCAATTTCAGGACGCATCCATGATTGGTCTGGCTCATCAGTGAACACAATTACTATCTTGTCTACATTTTCTCTCCAGTTTATTTTAAACTCATCCTTGCTAGGTGTTGAAGCTGTATTGCAGCACCAATCAGAATTATCAATATCGAAATCATCACTCGAAGAAATATTTTTAATAGAAAGATACAGAGCATCTCTAAGCATTTCAGTGCTTGTGTCCATTCTATCTGAATTTAAACCAACGAAAGCTGCTAAAAAATCCTCAAAGGGTGCAATGTCTGAAATTAGATATAATCTCTCTCTTTCTAGGTCGTCTGATCTAGGGCCAACAACCAAACCCCACTGGAGCTTACCCTCGTCTTGAAATTGAGATGCAAACCTATTTAAAGCTGAGCGAACAGCTGCTATTTCATCGTCCATAGAACCGGACCAATCAATAATAAATAAGATATCTGTATCTTTAATTTCTTCACCGTAGTCTGTAACACCATCGCAATCATTGTCTGCCCCATCGCATACCTCTTGAGATGGAACAATCTCATCCTTACAGAAGTCTCTCTGAAACCTGTCCCACCTGTCCATGTTGCCCCATTGGCCCTGGTTGCAGATCATGTTTCCAGTCTTACAAACTCCAACATCTAAAGTTTCAGTCGGGCCGGTGTAACAAGCAACTAGTAATTCTTCATCAACAGTTTGATCACAATCTTCATCAAAATTATTACAGATTTCATTCTGCACCGTCATACCTGTATATGGATCACATTCTTGATTTGCTAACGTAGGCAATTGAGCGCAAAGTGCAAGACATTCAGACATAGTTAAATTAGTGCATTCAGGTGGGTCATTACACTCGCAAGTTTTAAAACCCTGACCGCATCTTAGTGGTGGCTCAGAACAAGGTATTAAAACCCCCACGTCTTGCACCGTACATTCACAATTTAGGCCCTCATCAATAAGCCCATCACAATCTTGATCTAGGCCGTCGCATGGGGCGACCTCCTCTGCTGGTTGAGGAACTGTACAGGATATCCAGTTGCCAAAAGAGCAGGTCTCTAAGCCAACACCACAAGCTGTTTCGCACTCTCTAACCAGCTCTTCATCAATTTGACCATCGCAGTCATCATCGATGCCATTACATTCATCTGCTGGAACTGCCCCACACTTATCACATTCATTTCGCTGACCTTCGTCTATTCTTGTGTCGCAGTCATTATCCTCATAGTCACAAACTTCTTCGCCAGGATGCGGAGCGTCACAGTCAATTATTTGAGCGTCGACACAGAAACCCCAGCCCATACCGCATTCATTTTCACAAAGAAACCTTCCCTCGTCTATTCTATCATCACAGTCGTTGTCTTCGCCATCGCAGGCCTCATCTCGACAAGGTTGGCAAGGGCCATGAATTAAGTTTCCTTTATTACAGACAACTCTCTGCATCCCAAAGCGACCATCTGCCAATTCGCAATCAAACCATTGAGTTTGATTAATCTCTGTATTAGGCGGACACTCAAAGGCTAGTTCACATTGTTCTCTACGGATAATTTGGGGTGGAGGACAGTCTTCGTCTAGACCAAAATCACAGGGCTGGTATGCGGCATCACAAACAGAGACGGTTACTCTTGAACGATGAATCTGATTGTCTGGGCGTGGCGGGCAGTACCACTGCTGTTGTTCACAACACTGTGGGTTGCAGCGACAATATAACTCAAAATCTGCTGGATTTTCATCACCCTCGCATTCGCTAACAAAGCCAACTTCGGAGACCGGGGGCAAAGTTGCGCCGCCCTGATCAAAAGGAGTAAAAACATCAATTGGCACCGTGCCGCCCGTAATCTCCGAGGTTTGGCCACCAACAGCAGAGGTTACTAACGTTGGTTCTGGTTCTGGCTTTGATTTAGCGTATTCGCTTTCTGGTGTTTTATCATTACAAGAGAATAAAAAAATTAATAAAAATAATACATGCCTCATGATTACTCCATGTGAGCTTTTTTGTATGCTTGTACAGAGTTAGGAAAATGTTTACTAGCAATAGAGAGACAAGCCTCTGCAACCCTTTGTATCTCCCATTGTGCGCCACCATGAGATCTTAAAGATACGAATTTCAATAGATTATGCAAATTAACAGTTCCATAATATTCTGTATATAAGTTTTGAGGCAATATACCTCTAGCTTGCTCTCGGCATATGCCCGACTTAATCATAGATTCATACAGAGATAATGATATTGCATGGTGGTTTTTGACCATGTTGCTGGTAGGTCCATTCATTTCAAAAGAGTGGTCCTTACCTGTACAATTAACTATCGGATCAACTAAACTATCAGTGCTAGCTTGTCTATTCGATTGGTGTTGTCCTCTGAACATTTCGGGTTCATAGAATTTCATATCGACTGAAGTATACCTTCTGCTAATCTCGTTATAGGCCCAGGTTCTATGTCGATGATGTTGAGATCTTATAAACAAAGGAACGACAAAACGCATAGTAATTGCACAGTGCTCAAAAGGACTGGTGTGATTATGAGACATGAGATAGTTAATTAGTTTAGTATCTTTTTCATCTAGTTCCTGTTTCTGTGCGCCAAAACTTACACGTGCAGCATTAACCACAGATAAATCACTACCCATGTGAGAGATATACTCCACGGAACCAACTTTATCATCGTATAAATAAATCTTCATTTAACCGTTGTTCTCTAAAATACCTAAAACGTGATTTTCTAAAACTAGAAAAAAAGTTTTATCACCATGTTTAACTTCCTCAATCATCGCTCGATGAACTATGATGTCGGAACTTTTGCCAGTGAAGGCTAACTTAAGTTCTCTAAATGTCTTATTACAGTCATCAGCAATATCCACAACAGTCGCTGGGATATACTTTTCTTCAACTGGTCGGTAATCCTCTGGTAGGAGAACCTGGCTATCTTCCTCTTTTCGAAAGTGTGGTACAACCAATATGTGTCGGTTCGTTGGTTTAAGATTATTAAATCTAGACATCAATACCTCCTACACCTCGTTTGACTTGGTTAAAATAATCAGTTAGTTGCTCAATATCCGTATCAGATTTCATTAATCTGTATGCCCTAATAGCCAATCTCATTTCCTCTTTTGAAAGCCATGAATTTTCATTGTAGCTTTCCCTAAGATCTCTCTTTTGCTCCTTGAAAGGCTCAATTGCCTCTTCTAGGGCGACAAAAGATTTAATAAAATTTAAGATGTGTTGCTCCTTGGTTAGCAACTGATCGTCTTCTTGCATTATAACTCCTTTTTTGTTTTGTTTTTATATAGTAAAATATTTTTTTTGAAAAGTCAAGCTATTTTTTAATGCCAAACTTAAATCTATACCAGGCTCTTTCATGCAAATAATAAAGCACTGTTTTTGTTACGATTTCTAGAGCACCCAGAGATGCACCAAGAGCCACATCACCCGTGAGCAGCCAACCTAGGCACATTGTGTCTATGGTGCCAACCACTCTCCAAGTAAAAGCTTTTGCAATATGTCTTTCGTGTCTTACCATTTAAAATCCTATACAAATTTTACTTCACAAGCACCACCGGCACAGGCCAGCTCACCAGTTAAATCAGTGTTATCTTCTTCTTCGTTAACCATGGTTAAATCGATGTCACTCAAAAGATCAAACATGGCATCATATTTTTCTTTCGAGCAGTCTTCAAAAGGCGCTTGGACATAGCTCCCTCCATCGTAAGGCAATACCGATAAGCCATTGTAGCAACCTCTATTATCCCACATCCATTCGCCTACGTCAAGCCATTCTGCATCTTTTATAGAAATTGTTGCAGAAACATTATGGGTATTTTGTCCCTTACTATGACCTGGCTTAACCCAATTATCCGTAATGTGTTTAACGCGTTTCAATAATTGCAGTGCGGATTCTGTTCTCAGCATTGCTCCAGCTGGGGCTTTTTGTGGCACGGATATCACAGCGGTGTCATGTGGTCTGAAGTATTCATCTTCTATTAAGTCTGGGCAGTTGTTTTTTAAATAACTGTAGATAGCTTCATTTTTTCCAACTCTTAAGCGTCGAATATAATATTCAGAATGCCAAGCATGAATTCCAGAACTTGTCCCCAAAGTTAGTGAAGTTGTCCCGGCTGGCTTAACACATGTAGTTCTTGATGCTTTGTTTATACCTAACATTTTTGCAACTCTTTCATTTTCAAGCTTAACTTGTTTTGCTGCAGCTTTCATATCAAGTTCTGTAACCAACCCAGAAGCAATGCCTGTCATTGATACACCAACAAGTGCATCTTTTTCTGTTGTTCTTCTCCAGATATCTCTTAGATAGTGAAAGTCAGTATAGCTAGCTTGTAAAGTACCAATGAAAGCTGCACAACGAACACGATCTTCCAAATCTTCTTGACCCTCTACGTTAGAAACGTTAACCTCAGTAAGATTGCAAAATTGAAATGGCCGCAAAGCAATTTCGCAACATGGATTTGTACCCCAATCCTTATCGTTTGAAAAGTAAAAACCTGGCTCGCCGGCACCAGATGCTTTTACGCGATCCCATAAGCTCATAAAATATTCTTTGTTAATTTTATGTCTCAATAAGACAACAGAGTTATTTGCCCTGCCTCTTTGAGGATTTTTCTCGTACCAAGTACCCGATTTTGCAGAAATCATTTCTTGGTCAGACGCTGAAAATAGTGATATTAGAGCGGCTCGGCGGATACCTCCTGCTAAAACTGCATCTGCAATGTGACAAACAATATCATGTACCTCGATGGGTGATAGCTTGTCACCGTTGTCCTTCTCAGAAAGCATGCCTTCAAGTTTTACCAAGCATTCGCGAAGTGGTTGTGGCCCAGGAGCTTTACCGCCAGAAGTTATCAACCTAGCACCCTTTGGTCTGATGTCTGAGTAGTCAAAGCGCAGTCTTGACCCACCATAAAAGTAAGTTCTCATCAACGCTTTCACTGCGTCGGCCCAGCCCTCAATTGAATCATTTACAAGAAATCTTCTAGTTCTTTTTGGGTTTGGCTTAAGTATTTCAGGCAACTTTTCAACATGATGTTTTTGCACACTATAGCCAACTCCAGTTCCGCCAAGCAATAAGAACATCGCCTCTGAGAATGATCGCCAATCATCAATTGGCATGTACGCACAATTAAAAATTCTATTTGGAGCTACTTCTATCGGTTTACCGCCAAACTGCATTGATCTCATTGAAGGTAACACTTTCTTTTCTAAAACGAATTTATAATTTTTCCTAATTTGAAGCTCTAACTCTGGAAACTTCTTGATATGCATCGCCATATTACGATTTACTAATTCTTCCCAGTTTTCCCTTCTATTTTCGTCCTCTAAAAATCTAGCGTATTTCATGTGAACAGTTATATCTGACAGTATTTTACTTGATAGCTCCATTGTTGTTCTCCTTCTTGTATGATTTATATTTTTCTTTCAAAGTCTGTAATTGTTCTTTAGCACTCTTCTCTACTATGTCCTCTACAGTGTCGCCGGTTGGTGGCAGCACTTTAATCTTAACACAACTAGTGTCCATGAAAATTGGATAGACTAATCCATCCGGCCCATTGCGGTTTTTTGCAATGAACACACGACCACCATTCGTATTTTTATCTTTTACGGTTCGCGATACAGAAAAGATAAAGTCCGCAACGAAACATTTATTAAATGCTTCAGATATAGACTCCATTGTAATTACTTCGGCATTCAATCCAGATCGATTTGTTTGAGATGCAGTCCAAAGTGGACACTCATTTATCTGTGCAATTCCTCGTAACTCCTCATAAATAGTCTCTAGTTGATGTCTTTTCTCCTCTTTTCTAGAAGAAAATGGTTTTATTAGATCTCCATAATCTACAATGATTAAGTCGGGTACAAAATCTCTTGTTTTCATTTTTTCTAAATGCGTTTTAATTGTCTGAATAGATGCGGATCTGGTTGGATATTCTTTTACAATAAGCCTACCTTTAACATCCTGCAGTTCTTCATATATCTTCTCTTTGAATACAGTAAGATTTTTTAATTCAACGCCTGTAATGGCACTGTCATACCTGCTAGCAACAACAGTATCTGCTAATTCTAGTGTATAATGTATAACATTCTTTCCCGCTAACAAGGCATGAGCCCCTAGGTGAACTAATACCATAGACTTTCCAGCACCGGTGGGAGCTATCACCACACCAAGTTCACCTTTTCCTAGGCCACCTTTGTTGATGTCATCTATTTGTTGCCAACCGGTTGTTACTGGGTTGCGTTCCTTAATTTGAAATCTTCTTTCAAAATCTTTAATATAATCGTAGCCAAAATTATTATCCGTACCCAACTTTATTGCATCATTAATAATCTTGCTAACTTCATCAAAAGAAGATCTTTTAATCAAATCAACCGACTTAATTAAAGCTTCTTTTAGTTTTTGTTTTTTGCAAAAGTCAAGGGCAGTGTTCTTTATATATTCTGAACCCTCTGGTTCTAGTCGACTTGCAAGAACTCTAGCATAATAATCTCTTATTCTAATTTGAATAGATTCATTTTCATTCTGAAACTCTGTTCTGATAATAGATTTCATTATTTTCTCTGTTGGGTGTACACCATACCTGTCGCGATAGTTTATAATCTTCTTGATAAAAACTCTTAAATACTTTAATTCCAAGAAGTTAATGTCTAATACTTCAAACATTTGATCAGCGAATGGCCGATCAGTTAAAATTAATTGACAGAGATCCTCTTGAAAAGATTTTCCAAACTTAGAAAAATCTTCTCTATCTTGTTCCATGGTTTACCACCTTACATTTAATTTAGAATAACACGTGTGCTTAGAAAACAGAAGTAAAAAATTTAGATACCATCTTATTAAAGCACTCATTAAGATCATTTAAGGTGACCTCACCAGCACCATCTTTAATCATCAGGGCCTTTAGCCCTGTTTTATTGAACTCCGGAACATGGTTTTCCATGGTTGTTTCAATCAGGGTCTTTCTTTGTACTGATATACAAGGAGAATAAAGCTGCATAATTTTATAGTTTTCTTTAATCAATTCTCTTTGTTCGATAACCTTGTCATAAATTTTTAACTTGCCTTTGTTCTCTTCTGAGTGAGAAATCAAATCCTCCAAGAAACATTCTTTTTCTTCAACAAGAAAGGGGAATCTTTTGGATGCAGTCTGTAATCCTACTCCTGGAACACCTGGTAGGTTATCGCTTTTGTCACCGGCCATTGCCCGGGCTATTGCAAAGTTTGTTGGATGTATACCAAACTTATCAATCACAATTTTCTCAGTTAATATTTCATCTTGTGTGGGTCTGTATAGGATAGTCTTCTTGTTTAAGAGTTGAATAAAGTCCTTATCACTAGACACGATCACTTTTTGCCAATCTGAAAAACTGGTTAAATTACAGACATACGATATCACATCATCTGCTTCAACTTGAGGCTCCATGAATTGTATAATAGGAGTTTGGTTTAGGTAATCTATTACTCTTAATTGCTGCCAAATCTTATTTTCTGCTTCTTCATCTTCAGACAAGTGTCTGATATCCCTGTTAAGCCTCAGTGGTTTTCGACCTGCTTTGTAATCTTTATTAATTGCACGTCTTTTGTTTGATCCACCCTCACCATCCCAGACAACCACAATCATGTCTGGCTTAATGTTTCTTGTCAGTTTATTAAGAATCTTCAAAAAACCTTTACAACCACCAATTGGTTGGCCATTTTGGGATAGGCTTGGATCAACTATATATGATCTTAAAAACTGGTTGTGAGCATCAACAACCATTAATCTATTATTTGACATCTTTTTCCTTTCATAAAAAAAGCGCTTTAAGTATTATAACCTAAAGCGCATTAGAGGTCAAGAGTTTAGTTAGAAACTAATCTTCTTCTGGTTTTTCAGATTCATAAAAATCTTCTGCTTTACCTTCACGATTTTTGAATTTTTTAATTACATCATCGTCAATAATAGACAGAACACTTTCTCTGAAGTTTTCATTTTTGAGTTTTTGTGTCCAACCCTTTCTCTGAAATCTTTCTTCTGTGCCGTCATTCAAAACCAGGGTAAACCAAGCACCAGACTGTTTAAGTCTTTCGGATATTTGAATTGCTTCAAACCAACTCTCTTCATCTTGAATACCAACAGTATCTGTGTTACCCCAAAGAATTTTGAAATTGCAATGTCGACCAGCTGTTCCAAACCTAGACTTCTCTAGTTTTGCCTTAACTTCTGATCCTACCCTAAAGCCATTATCGTCCGTGACATAAGATGCCTTGGACTTTCTACCAGTTAGCCATACTCGCAAAGAATATGCGTAATGCATGGCCTTGCCACCAGGAGTAACCCATGGCGTAACCATGGCTTCAGCTGGGGTTCTGGTAATGTTTGTCTTAAGCTGATTTAAGACAACAAATGTTGCTTGCTTGTTAGCAATGGGAACAGTTAGTTTTGACATGCCCTTTGATAAAATTCTTGGCTTAACTGCCATTGAAGATTGCGGATTGAAATCCCCTTCAATATCAGATATTGATGGTGTTAAGGCTAAAGAATCCCAGATAAACAGCCATTTGTTATCTGTGCTTAATAATTCTTCAATTGTTTCAAGCACAAACTCAACACTCTCAGCTTGTAGATAAATTAATTTACTTAAATCACAACCTGACTTTTGCAAAAAATCAGAATCAATAGCTGATTCGCTATCAAAATAAGCAACATCCATACCCATTTTTTGAGCATTAGCTGCTATTTGTGCCGCCATAAAAGATTTACCTGTAGCCTCAAGTCCTGCAATTTCTGTTACCTTTCCAACCGGTACACCGGCTAGCTTACCTTTGCATATAATGGAATCCAACCAGCGTGAACCAGTTGAAATCCATTCTTTTACATCGGTAGGGTTTTCTTCTTCTAGGCTGTGGGCAATTTCTCTGCCTGTTTTCTTATTAATCAGCTTTCGAATATCACCCAGCGATAATTTTCCGGTTCTTATTTTACTTACTTTTGCCATGCTTACTCACTAATGTTCATAACTTCAATTTCAAAATTTAAGCTTTTACCAGCCATAGGGTGGTTCAAGTCTAGCTCAACATTTGAATCTGAAAAAGAATTGATAGTGGCAATAAATGGTCGACCCTCCATGTCCCTGCCCTGAATTACCTCACCGATTTGAAAATTAAAATCCGGTGGGAATGCATTTTGCGGCACTGTTTGCACAAGTTCTGGATTTAGATCTCCATAAGCCTGCTCCGGGGAGAGTTTAATATTTTTAACCTCACCCAACTTCATTCCAACAACTGCTGAGTCGAAACCAGAAATCATTTGTCCTGATCCAACCTCAAAAGTAATCGCCTCGTTACGTTCCCGGGAGCTATCAAACTGTGTACCGTCATCCAGTGTCCCAACATAGTGAACATCAACTGTCCTTCCGCTCAATACTTTTCTCAACTTACCCATTATATTCTCTCCTTTATAAAAAATTAGAGGCACCTGTAACCCCGTGCCTCCCTGCGGTGTAAAAAACTATGAACCTAAAAGGTCATTGAAAGCGGCCTCAACAGCGTCGTTTGACGCACCCGACGTTGCATCGGTTGATCCCCCGTATTGCTCAACTTCTGACTGAGAAGTCTCAGCGTCTAGGAACGCATCAAGCATTGCCTGTGCTTCTTCTGGTGACTTTCTTTCAAACAATTCTTCAAAGTTGGGAATTGTTTCCAGAAGCTCAGCACATCGATCTTCGCCACCAACATTATCATCGCAAAGTACTGTCTTGCGTGGTCGGGGACGAATATCGGTTCTAGGGAACCTTTCACCAGCTGGCTTACCATACATAACCTTGAGGTCATTACCCATGTCTGGGTCGGTAATGTCGCCGTAGTCCGGATCTAAGACAATGTTAAGGAGCTTCTCATAAGCCATCTTACCATAACCCCAAACTCTAATACCTTGATTTTCTTCACCTCTTACAAGAACAGGTGAAAAGAACCTTTGTTTGGCGAACATGTCTTTAGCCATCCTCTTACTTTCTTCTGTACCCTCATTCCATAGTTTGTTACCAAAATCACAAACTGGACAACTGTCTCCAAAATTTCTCTTGGGACACAAGAAACCACCCGGCGCTACATTATAATGAAACCACTTCTCCTTAAAGGGATCACCATCAGCAGTTGGAACAATTCTTACATTATTCTCGCCATCTTGGGGTTTCCAAAAATCTGTTTTTGAACTATCCTTGCCGGATAGTGTATTCAATTTTGATCGCATTCGATCTAGATCTAGAGCCATAATAAACCTCCTTATTTTGTTTTTTTGCTCATTGGCTATAGCAGGTCGGCAAATTTCCCGACCAACTTTATACACTATAACATATCTGAAATTTAAATCAAGTCTTTTTTGAAGAATTTTGAATTTTTGTTGAATGAGCTAAAATATAACCACAATCTTCATCATAGTCTGTTGAATAAATACCATAACTAACTTTTGTGTCGCTTAAAGTCTTTTTCTTAACTTGATCAACTATTTTTTTATGCAAACCTTTTTCATTCCTCAATTTTTTTTCAGGTATGCCATAATAATACCGGGCATCTCGAATAAAGTCAAGAGGAAAAAATAATTTTTCTTGACCAGTTTTTGAATTTAAAATCCCAAAGGTTGAAATTTTTGCAAATTCTACTGGATCTGAAAAGGTATCTGAAACAGACTGGATATGATTGTAAACATTTATCATATGAAATGCTGAGACTATCGTTTCATTTATTCTTGGATAATAATCAAAAACAGAAGCATCTTCAACCAGGCTACTTAAGCTGTCGTTTGAAGCAAGAAATATTCTATTAAAGACATTTGATCTTGCATATTCCTGGAAAATATTGAATGCGATTTTTTCTTGCAAAAATTTAGTTTCGCTTAACAATTCAACTTCTGGCTTTACATACAATATATTAATTTTACAATTTTTGTTTAGTTTTTCTAGAATGACCAAAGAGGCACCTGAAGTGATACTAGCTCCAGAGACGATAAACAAAATCCCTCCTTTTATATTCTTTAAAAAGTTAGCTATTTTTAAATCCTTGGTTTCATATTCTTCGGGATTAGAAAACTTTGGGATTTGTAAACAATCCTTATCTTTCTGAATTTCAGAATCTATTTTATATACTCTATATTGTGAGTATGCTTTAAATTTATCTGCTATTCGACATCCCACGCCACCTAACCCAATTACCGTTTCCATGTAAAGTCCTTCATCTGTCCAAAATTATTTCCAACTTGCACGTTTGTTTTGAATTTACCAAACCTTGTATTTTCAAACAACGTTGCTATCTCATATATCTTATTAAAGTCCTGTCTCGCAAAATCTATAGTAATTGAATCGTGCATTAAAAATGCAACCTTGCTCTGCCAACCCTGCAACATTTTAAAAACTTTGTATGCTTGCTCTAAGAATATATCACTTGAAGTCGATTGCAAAATATAATTTACACTGTGAAATTCATCAGACAATATCTCTCTATGAAATGGTGTTGAGACTTTTTCACCATCCCAGAATTTCTCTCTCAGCGCGTCTCTATTATAAAATTTATCAATCATGTGATCTTTTGAATTTGGATTGTAAAGCCATGCAAAAATTCTTTTCTTTGCCTCGGGCCTTGTTATAGATCCATTAAATATATTTTTAATATTCCAGTCATGGATGTCAATGTCTGGTTGAGATTGATCGTTTAAAGCTAAAAATGTTCTTATCTCTGCTGCATTAAAATCTAGCTCCAAATAAACATCATTGGTGGGTTCTATATATTTTCTTAGATCTTTATCCAAAGTTAGTATTGGAAAAGATCTCTTTTGAGAACTTAATCTCCCTGTCTTTGTGCTGAACATTCTATATCTTATAAAGTTATCAAACTTGTTTTTATTTTTTAGAAAGTTTCTAGCTTTTGGAGCAAAAGAATCTTTCTTGAGAGCTTTGTAATTAATTTTGATTTCTTGAGATTTTATATCTTCAATCATTTTTGTAATCTTAAGCAGATGATCATAGTTTAGAGGCTTTTCGTGTGTATTAAAGACATGCTTGGTGATAGTGTTCTTTAATTCAAGATATGTTTTCAGGTTATTGTGAGGTATCAAGTCAAAAATACAGTTTTCTTTCAAATCAACTTTTGCAATTTTGAGAGATTTAATAAATGCTTTGATGTTATTTAATGTTTCAATATTATCTTGCTTTAAGCTTTCTGGGCACGCTTCGAATATTTCTTCACTTTGAGCATAAAGTTGTGCATATTCTATGGTTTCATATTCTTTAAGTGGCTTAGAGTATTTCCACGTTTTAGAAAATTCATCTAAACTATATTCATGGAACTGTAAGTTTCCATTACAATAAACACCAACACATTCTTGTTTGTCGTCAATACTCTGAAAATACATTATACCTCTTTAGTATCCACCACCACCGCCACCTGAGCTGCCACCACCGCCAGAGGACATACCACCGCCGCCATATGACATAGAGGAAACAGAGGGGGAAGCGGGAGCAGCGGTAGTAAGAGAGCCCTGTAAATTTGCACCTGTAGAGCCAAGTATCTCACTCGCCATTGCTAATCCGGCGCCGGGTCCGCCGGCTTCTAGGCCGTAAAGATCCGCTGCGGCCTCTGAAATAGAGGTTCCCAAAGATCCGCCTTCGGGGTCAAAATTAATATTAAAATTTAGTTTTTTTAATAAATTTATATCGTAATTCATAACAAACAAGTTTACATAAAAATATAAATACGCTGTGGTTTTATAGTTCTTTAAAAGGTTTACTTTCTTTTTCAGATCGCGGATTTTATCTTTTGTAACTTTTGCTCCAATCTCTTTTAAGCGAATTTGTAAATAAATATCTAACAAGTTTAACTCACTTATTTTAGAATTTAATTCATCTTTTGTCAATACTTTTCTGATGGAAGATTTCTTTTTTATAGTTTCACATATTTTCGTTTTTTGTCTGATTGGAAAATTAGTCATAAAAGTAAAATATATATCATAGATAAAAGATCGCAGATACTCCCTATCAGCGAGATATGTTGGGTAGCAATAATCTGAAAAATAGTTATTTGGTTCAGTTAGGCCATACAACTTCATGTACTCTTTGAGTTGGGGTGAATTTAAATTTGCAACCAAAGTCCAAGGTGCGTTTTTGTTTATCATAAATCCAAACTTATTAGCGATATTAACTAAAGAGTTAAAATTTTCAGATTCAACTATTGTGTTTTTAATTTCATCATCGCCATGATCGGCTTCTAGTAATTCTATAGATAAGCCGCTTACTCTTCCCGGACAAAGAGGGGATGCTGTAAAGCCTGTCAAAGTTAATGGAAAATCACCGGCATGATTATTTACAAAAGTATTAAATTTTTTAAGTATATCATCTAATCCTGAAATTGCATCACTGTTTGGAGCCAAATAAGTATTGATAAAATAATCTCTCATTTGTTCTGAGTGTCTATCATAATAATCGAACATACTTTCCCAAGCTCTTTTTGGAACAAGGTCGGTAACATCACCTGTTATGGGTAAAATTCTTTCTTTTGCGGCCTGATGATTATAAAATCTAACCATGTCCTGAAAAGCATCAACCACAAAATCAACAGCGAACATGTTTTGACCTTCGTTAAAGTAACCTAATCCAGATCTAGGTAATACAAAAACTGGATTTCCTAGTAAATCAACTCTACCATATAGTGGCTTTTTATACCAAAAATCTATTATTCTTTTTTTATCTCTAACCCTTTCAACAGAATTTATCTTATATTCTTCTCGGGAATAGAAAGCGTGCTTTCCATTGATATTATTTTTTGCTGGTTCGTAGAAAGCCATGGCTTATGATTCCTTCTGTGGCGCTGCGTCGACACTCTCAATACCTTCTCCACCCACGTTGGGTGATCTTCTTTTCTTTTTCTTGTTCTTTCGCACTGATGGTGAAGTTTGCCATAAACCACGAACTGTGGTTTCAAAACCTGCTGGTGATACTGTAGAACTCATACCCTGAGTTAGATAGTAACCACCCAATCCTAGCTTCGAAGCTATAGCAGTTCCTCCACGTCCTGGCATTGTTGGCACCAAGTAGAAATACGTACCAGGTCTAAAGTAATTATTTCCTATCAAAGTTAAATCTACGTTATATGGTTCCCATGCTCTAGAAAAAGCATCTCCACTCTCTTTTACAATTCTAGATGCAACAAGATTAGGATCATTCATTTTGTTAAAAGATGCATTTTTTAATAGACCTCTATCCTGACCTAGCCGAAGATGTACAATTCCTAAGTCTTTATCTTTGTTTAGCTTTCCATCAAAATCTGGACTAGGATCATTATTACTGGAGATTACTATGTAATTGAATTCTGTTTTTGCTAAATCACCTGAAGCGTTTCTACTTCGAAGTTTGCCATCTATCGCTGAAACGCTTTTTATCCTACCAGTGGGTATCTTGTTACCACCCACCATGCTCAAAAACGAAACTCTATTTGATGCGCCTTTAGATATCATGTCTAGTCCGTCAAAGCACTCTTTTCCAAAAGCGGGAGTTATCAATTCGGTCATCATTCTAGTTAAAAACCTACTAAATGTTATTTTGGTTGCAATTCTCTTAACAAAGTTTTCATGAAACCAGGCCGAGAATCTGCTCACGGATATTGGAATATCCGCCAAGCTGACAATCTCTTCTTTTCCAGTTTGAAAATTTTCATAAATCATGGTGCCCAGTATAATTTTAATTTTATACTTTTTCAATTGATAGTCCAAAGCACCTAAAACCCCCTCCATTAAATCCCCTAAGAAGATAAAGGGTATATGGGTTTTTCCGCTTTCAGATGACGGTCTATCTACTCCTGTTTTTAAAGACCCTCCAGAACTCTTACTTAATCCAAGAGCACCAAGAAGTGCCGCTGGACGTATGGGTGGCGCTTGTGGCAAAATACTTGGTTTTGATTTTCCTCCAGAAGGCGGTTTTTTTGATTTTGTTTTGTAGCTTCCATACGTTTCAAAATAATCCTCTAAATCATCCTGAGAAACAGCCAGATTATAAATTCTATCTAGTTTTTCTATGCTATTGAGAATTCTTTGATACCTCTCTGTCGTTCTGGACTTTATAAAAGAACTCCTATACAATCTAGCTGCTTTTTGTTTTGCCTGATCTGGATCAGATGCTAGTATATCTGAAATTTTTTCATCAGCTCCTGGAAATTCTTCGCCTAATGCAATTTGTAATTCAGAAAGACTGCCGTCAATTTCTGATATTCTATACGCGCTATCAGCATCTTCGTAAAAAGCGATATCGCTTACTTCTTGAGATTCGCCAAAAATAGTTGAAAAAGATTTTGGCTTGGTGGCCTGTTGTATGTCTTTTGCTTTTTGAAAAGCTAAATCTCCAGCAATTTCAGCACCTGTAACTAATCCTTTGTCGTCATCAACGTCTTGTCTTGCCTCTTTTTCAGAACCAGGGCCTGTTAAGTTTATTTTTTCTAAAGCACTATCTATTGCACCTATATAGGATAAGGTTAGTTTAAAACTTCCATCCTGATTAAATGAAAAATTATGCTTTGTTAATGTCATGACAAGAGTTAAGGTGTCGCTTTCAATCGCCCTTCTCAGCGCAGGGCTTATTATACCTGTCATATTAGACGATGGGACACTCCAGCCCACAATCACTTTTGTTTCTGACGCTATTCCTTTCACTGGAGAGCGTAACAATAACCGCTCATAATGTGGGTCTTCAAAAACTCTAAGGCTATCACCAAAAAGAGTTAAATCTGCTCCGATTGTTTTACCGGCTGTAAAAGCATCTGTCCCTAGAAAATCAAAATCAAATTTTTTAATGCCAATGTTCCTACCTCTAGAGCCGGGATCTTCAAGTATTGATTTCAAATTCATAAAACCACCTTGAAATTTATATTCTTTTTGTGTTCTCTCTCCCTTCTTGTCGACATCTATTGAGAAAACTCTTATCTTTGGCACAAGGGCAGCTATCTGTGCACTTGTAAGTTCTGTTAACTTGTCAAAATCTTTAAACTTCAACAAACGGTTAACTGTTTGACTGTTAGATATACCACCCAAAGCTGTAAATTTCTGATATTTAGTTTTTTGATTTTGTTTAACTAAATCTGGTAGTCTTGCTACAAGATAGCATTGCTCTCTAAAAGCGTGTCTAGACTGTAGTAATTCATTTTCTTTTTTTTCTTTATTAGACATTTTTACAACTCATAAAATGATATAATCTTTTCAAGAGGGAGAGGAACATAAATCATATCTCCAATCTCAAGGTGACCATCAGTGGGGGTCTTATTAAACCATGCAATAACCCACCATAATTCAGCATCACCGTAAAAATCGTGAGCTATTTTAAAAAATTTATCGCCTAATTGCCACCTGACGGGCTCCAAAGTAAGTTGTGATATTTCCTCTGGCGTCGGGTGTCTAAACTCCGCTGTCTCGTACATTACAATTTCACTTACGTTTCTATTCTTAAACAAAGTCTTTTTGTATCTTCCAAGACTGTTGCGTAGTTTTCTTCTTCTTAAATATCTATCAGACATAATTTATATTTACCCGTCCATGAATGGCCTAAGTGCAATGATTGCCTGGGCATTACCTATGTTTCTATTTGTTTTAGATTTAGTTTTTCTGCCCTCCCTTTTAAACAAGCCCTGTTTGCAAGTCGAGTGTGGACCAGTTAATTTGTGCTGTCCATATGGAAATTTATCATTTTTTGCCATCCACGCATTACTACTCTCCTTCCAGCCTAATTCATGTGTGTGCAAAACTGTGATTTGACAACTCACTGAATATTCTTTTGGTAAAAGGGTGCCTGGGCTTGGGCAAAAGAAGCCTTGATCTAAGTTTGGAGTTAGCGTAAACCCGTTTATCGCTCCCAGCAAGCCAGAATCAATAGCTGCAGGGCTGGGTGATCCAGCACTATTAGCATCTAATATTAAATTTGTAAATTTAACTCTCATAAGAGGCGATGCATTCATTGTTGGAGAACCAGCATTATTTTCTTTCTGTCTATCTTTATATGTTGGATAAAGCATGCTGGAGAGGTGTTCAAATTTGTGTAGATTTTTCTCTGCTTCGTGCTCGTCTGTAGATACCACAGTCCAACCAAGAGAAATTTTTCGTTGAGTGTTTTGGAAAGTCATTATTGGATCCATTCTACCATAAACGCTTTCCTCGCTCCAGTTTGAAGTGAAAGAATCTGCAAATTCTGTGATAAAGGCGGCAAAATCAACACATTTGCCGGTTGCAACGTGAACAAAATCTATCATCCAGAGTTGAGAATTAACAAAGAGGTTTTCAGCTGCGTCGACGTAGCCTGTTTTCTTGTTATCTCCGCCGTGACCAACTTCGTTTAGTGAACTGTTCGCGTTTTCTGATGCCATTTTCTATTTCTCCTAAAAAGCATACGTGTCATTTATAGCCCGGGCTATCTCTCGACCGTTTATTTCAACAACTGTATCTCCACTAGCATTCTTATTAACTAGCTCCGCCAATAATTCTACCATCTTTCCTAGTTTTTTATCTATTAAGCCACCTTCTTTTGCTCCAACTACTTGATCAGATGAGTTTGGCTTAATCACGGTAAAATCATCTGCTGTTATAGTTGTAGCTTTCACTTTCCCCATTCTTACCCCATATTCTCGGCGGGCTTTCGCCATTATGGATGCTTTTCGAGGACCACTTGGCACTTTTCCAGTTGCTTCATACATGGCTCTTATCTTATCTTGCGCTGCTTTGTCTTCAGGTGAGCCCTTAAAATCCATGCCCACAGTGCCGTCAAATATGGTCCTGGTCGCAGGAGGTGATGGAGGCGTTATTGTCTGCTCTGCTACAGCAGGGGCCGCAGGTGCAGCAGGAGCCGCAGGTGCAGCAGGAACTGGAGCGGAAGCGGGTGGTGCTATTGTTTTCTTTACTGGCGCTGGAGGCTTTATAGCTTTTATCGTTTTTTTAACTGGAGCAGGAGCAGGAGCGGGTGCAGGAGCGGGTGCTGGTGCCGGTGCTGCTATTGTAGCTGGAGCTGCAGGTGGCGGTGCTGGAGCTGCTATTGTAGCTGGAGCTGGTGCTGGAGGTCCAACGGGAACACCCGCAGGGATAGGGTTCAATTGTACGGGACCTCTACCGCCCGCAAGAGAATCTTTTATCATGGAGAAGGTGTTTTTTAATCCTGATCCAATGTCATCAGTCAATCGATCAACATCTTCACCAATGATGGTGCCAGCATCATTCCATATCTCTGCAAGGTTGTTGAGGGTGCCGGTTGTGACCGCTTTCTGGTCTTCTTTGGCTTTTTCTACATCTTCTGGATTGTCAAAAAGACTTATACCTGTAAAGTCCTTTATAAAGTTATTAATTCCCTCTAACTTATCGTAAAAGAATTGTACAGACGTTTCACCAATTTTAAAACTCGCAACAAAAAGGCCGACAGCAGCACTTAATTTTGTAAAGAGTGGCAACATAGGCGCTAGCGCAGATGTGATGGATCCAACAATACTCACGGCGCCTGTAAACAGTTTTGTAATGCCGGCCCACAAAAATTTAACTGAGGTGATTGGCTTCATTAGCGCAAAAGTTGCCGCTGTCAAAGAGGCAATACCTGCTCCAGCTGTTGTTATAGCTGCTGTAATTGTGCCAAAAGTATCATCCATAAAATCATACAAGTCTCTAAAGAAGCCTATAACAGCTGCAACGCCTCTACTTAACGTAAACATTGTCCCTATGATATCTGTTGCTATAGCCTTTATCTCTATCATTGCGCTTTGTGAATCACCACCAAAGGCAGCTTTCATTGCCCGGGCAGCGATATCCTGCAATGCACGGGAGAACTGTTCCATAACACTTAGGTTACTCATTATCTGTTTATTTAAATCTTGTTGCGTTTTTGCTGGGTCGTCTGCAGCTGCTTGGGCCATGGCTTCCTCAATACTACCAGCGGAAGTATTCATAATTTTGCCAAGTTGCTCAACATCCATACCAATTGCACTTGCAATGCCTCTTCTTTGAAACTTGTCCATTTGATCAAACGTTAAGCCTTGAGCATCTAGTGTTGACTTTAACATTTCTAATCTTTCAGATTCTGTGGCTCCTAACAATTCCGTTGCATTTAAGAATGGCCCTCCTAACAAAGCATTTAGTTTACCAGCTGCAGTGGCAGATCCCTCAAAGCTATCAAACTGTTCTCCTAGTGTAGAAGTTAGCTTACCAACGTCCATATCTAGCACCTTAGAAGCCGCTGCAAGGCGTTTAAACTCTACAACCATACCTCGACCTAGGGATGCTAATTGCGTCCTTGCATTCGCGAATTCTCCGATGAATTCTGCTGGTGGTCGACCCATGTCCTGTGCCAGAGTTACTAGTTCGCGAGAGACCTCTTCTGCTTGCTGTGGAAGCATTCCTAAACTACTTATTAAAAATCCCTGAGAAGTTGCAGCGTCCCGTGTACTGACCCCTAGTTGTTCAAACAGGGCGTTAGCCGAGACCAGAGTATTCCTATCTGCATCTGCTAAATCAGAAAAACCCTTGAAAGAGCCCTGTAAGGCAACAATTGATGATTCTAAGTTTTCAGAACTTGCTATCAATGTTGTGAAGCCTGTTGAAAGATCAGCAGCCATAAAGCCCATATTTTCAAGACCAGTAGATTGAAACAATGCCGAGTTTAATTTATCTACTCTAAAAGCAGTTTCGACAATTTGTGTTGTGAGTGCGCCAAAAAGGGACAAAGGGTTCAGGAGTGTTCTTGTCATCCCCTTTCCAAAGCCCATTGCTATTTTACTTAATCCCTCAAGGGCATCACCATTCTTCATTAAGCCCGTTAACATGCCTGAAAAGCCTTGGGACGATACGCCAAAAGCTCCAGCTAAATTATCTGCTAAACCCTTGCCATAATCGGCAGAAGATTCTAAAAGCTGATTTGCCTCCGTCAGAAGCTTGACTGTCTTTTGTAGTTGCTTGTTGTTTTTTTCAGTGCCTTGGATAAAGCTTGTTAAAAATTCAAAACGTTGTCGTTCTGCCTCAGTTATAACTTCACCAGTAGCCCGTCTTTGCAAAAGGACATCTAGCTCTTGCCTAGCTATCGATACTCTTCTTTCGCCTAGCCTTAAATCCTCTAACTTTGTTTGCAATTGCCTGTTTTCATCATCGACCATGGACTTGGCAAGTTCCGCTCTCTGTTCTTCAATTTGAAGTAATCTATTGGTTCGATTTTCTATCTCTGCGATGCCGTCTGTTGTGGTGGGGCTAGCTGCAACGGCGGCGGCTGCTTCGGATAATAGGCGAGCTAGTTCTCTTAAGTCTGCATCACTAGCAGAGCCGGCTCTAAGGCTTCTTAAAAGTTCTTCTATTCTTCTTGCATCAGCCATTCAGAATGTCAACTCCTATTTGAATGGCCAGATCATTCCAGTATCTTTTTCAAATTTACTGACCGCCTGGTCCAGGACGTGCTTGCTTCTATATGTAGCGGCATTATTTAAGCCGTTGTTGTTGAAAGAGGTTATATATCTTTTTTCAGCTGATAAAGCGCGCATAAAACTATCAAATTGCGATTTGGTGCCTTTAACTCTAACCGGTAAATAACTACCCCTAAATAAAGCATTTAATAATAACTTTATTCCGGTGCCCATGGCTGTTAAATAGCTTTCATTTAAAGATTGAGTTAAATCGATAACAATTTCTTGTTCTTGATCAGACAAAGTTTGGTCTCCAAATACAATACTCTACGTAAATAGTCTCTACAAAGCAAAATAGGGCTGCGAAAACACAACCCTATTTAAGTTCATTTTTTGCGATTTGCTTTTTCCATTGCTTGTCGCTCATCATCAAATTGTTTTACTAGTCTCCTAAGAAACCATCTTCTTATCTGGATGGGCAAATTATAGGCCTCGTAAAAGCCCCATCCACCATGCTGTTTAAGTAAGAAAAACTCCTCATAAACAGTCTGAATATACGAGTTATCCAGGCCAAAAAAACTCACCCGTTATAGGCACCTCCATTTCCGTTGTGTATCCACAATGTGGGCACTCCACGGCTTGGGACAGCTCCAAATTAGGAACTGCATCTTGGTATGCTAGTCTAAGAAATCTAGAATCTAGCGCGGGCATGTTATCTACAAATTCAGATATTTGGGATCGATCATCAACTCCATTGATACTAACAATCATCCTCTTAAACATATCAGTCAACTGAGAGCTTGGCAAATTATTTTTAACTTTCATCAATCTAGCTTTTGCCATTTGGTTTTCATCTCTACCATTTAAAGGTCGAAACTCAACCATAAAACCTGTCTTTGGTAATTCGATTTGCAAGCTACCATTTTCTGTGATATTAAAAGAACCTTCTTCTGTTTCGTTCTTATAATACTGCTCATAGTCACCTAGGTCAAATTCATTATCATGAGTTTCACCACAAGATGGACAAGTTACATTAACTTCATAAGCTCTGCCATAGCCTGTAACTCTGGCAGCGACTAGAAGTGCATTTCTGTCACCGATCAATAAATCAGTTGGATTGATCGTTTTGTCGAGGATAATGTTTTCTAGCATTCTATCGATTGCAACCCCTTTCTTCAACAACGAAGGAGAAGTAAGAATATCTTCATCCTTAGCTGTCATAAACTTAATCTCAATTGATTCTCTACCACTCAAAGTGCTATTCTTGGGATAGAACATACCTTTTGATGGAAGATCCACGATTTCAGTGGGCATTGAGAAGTTTAGAAGAGAAGACTGTCCTGGCCCCTGAGTGGGGCCTGGGACGGGATTTTGCTCGGGAATGGCAGAAACGTTTTTTCGACGCGTATCGTTTCTATTAGCCAATTTTTAAACCTCACTTTCTTAAAATAAACTTAAACAAAACAACAATAACACGTTTCCGCATTAAATTAAAATTAACTTCTACCCTTATTCGTTCCGATTGCCGCGAAGGTCAAAGGTTCTATCAGCAGTTATATCAACTCGACCAGGTGCACCGCCGACTCCAGTCAAAGCTGCCCAATCATACCTAAAGGTTACTTCTAGGTTATTAATCTCTTCACTCTCATAATCCAACTCATCAAAGCTAATACTTTTTATCCATGGATTATAAAGCTTCCATTCCTCTAGGGGTTTACCATCAGCATCAATTTGCTGAATATAAATTGCGCCGCCCACTGCTTCAACTGCACGTTGTTTCGAGATGGTTAACACGTTGCCAAGCGAGCGCTCATCGGTCAAAAAATTATGAGGAGAGACATATCCAGAATCTTTTAAAAGCTTCATCATGGTGGCTGAAGCGTCAGGATTTACAGGATCGGCCAAGGTCATGGTGATTTCATTCCACTCAACTCTACCTGGGTAGTAAAACTTATAATTAACAAAGGTGTGTTCTGCTTCCGTAATAGAAATCGCAGGCTTAGTAACCTTCTTCAATATCCACTGTGGAATGCCTCTAAAACTTAAAAGCCACCTAAACTTTCTCTTTGGTTCTACACTAAAGTCTGACCAAAATCCTTCTAAAGCCATTATCAAGATCCTCCTAAATAAGCTACGTACAATATTAAATAGTTAATACGTAGCTTTTATTATATTTTAATCCTCAAAAGATGCGCCAGTATTCGTGATTACAAAATCAATTGCAATAAATTCAATTGCTCTTGCTGGTTTCAGGAATATCTTTGCATACATAATATTTCTATCAACTAAATCAGGCGTTGTGGTGGTTTCATCCAATTTTACTTTAAAATCAGTTAAACCAAGTCTTGCCTTAACGCTATCTAGGAACGGCTCGACCTGTCCACGGAACCTATTCCAAGTCGCCTGAACATTCTGATCAAACAACAATCTAGAAGCAATTCTAGATATTTCTTTCTTAACGAAAATCATAAGTCTTCTAACATTGATACGATCAAGTGCTGAGCGTGTCTGTTGTAGTGTCTTCTGACCAAAGATCACGATACCCTCTGCAGGGAAAGTCGCGATTGGGTTGATGTTTTGCTCATACAAATCATCTCTCTCTTTTGACGTTAGTCTTTGAGAAACACCAACAACTGGTAGGCCGGCAGAACCCTCACTCAAGCCACCTCTGGTAAAACCAGCTGGTGCGAACCAAAGCTCGGAGTTTCTTTCGACTGATCCAAAAGTTCCGATTGCGACAACAGATGGCGGCACCCAAACTTGGGCATCGTTAACTGAGTCGTAAATCTTAACCCATGGAAAATAAGCACAACCATAACTGTTATTAAGATTTCTAGCCTTTATAGCAGTGACCGCTTCGGCAACAGAGTTGTTAGCAATTCTAGTCTTAAAATTACTAGTTGTTTCTGATGACGGTTGATAGCCGCCCTTTTCAATATCAATAACACCTAGAGCATCTGCTCTGCTTTCACAAACTTCAAGCACTCTGTTGGTGACAAGCGGCTGACGAACACCAGGAACAGA